GCAGGACTGATACAGAATCTTCTCGCTATCCTGCGGCACCCCAATCCGGGTTAATGTCTCCTTGACCACCAGAAAGTCTGCCGGTTTAGCCAGTGTTATTTCGACTCCGTATCCCCTGAAGATTGACACGTATACCCCCCATTGATGACTTGGTCTTGTTTTTTTGTTTTTTGTTCAATCATCATCATGTCCTCTACACTCAGAAGCTTCATGACTTCTTCGGCTTTTTGTTCGGTGTAGCCGTAGTATTCCCGGATTGTATCCATGTAGAGACTCTTCGGGGATTTCTTGGCCCACTTACCACGACGCATGCGGGCCGGTATTTCGCTCATCAGAATGTTGTATTCCATCTTCACCGGCATGTCATAATGCTGGTTGACCAGATTCAGAATCGGCAGCACATCGAATGACTGCGACAGGGCGCGGTGAATCATGAAACGCGCCTTCTGGTAAAACTTCTCCTCTTCCTCATTCACCATCAGGTACTGCTTGGTGTAGGTGATGGATTCCACATAGCCGAACACCCGTGGCATGAAGTCATCCACCTTGGCGTTGGGCAGCGGTTTTTCCTCTGGCGCGAGGTCGAGGTAGTCAGCAAGGCTTTTCATTCGACTTCATAATGCTGGAGGATGTACATTTGCAGCTTGGCGACTTCGATGATGCGATAGCCCATCACGACGTAGTCATCTGAGGGCGGCAGGGCATCCAGCCGGTTCAATTCTGCTTGAATCTGGTCGAGGGTCATTTTTGGGTCAGCCATTCACGAACCTCTTGGGTGTCCAACTCGGTGGTGGTCTTACCGTCGATGTCATCCGCGCAGCCCTTGCAGATGGCCATTGAGAACATCTCTTGGATACCATCAGGGTTGGTGGCACGGTACTGCATGACCCCAGAACCAGCCTTCAGCTTGCCGCCGCAGAGACCGCATGATTCGCGCTTCATTTTGAACATTTTAAACATCACTTAAACTCGCACTCGTTCATGATTTCGGTCAGCGCGGCAATCAAGTTGATCTCTTGATTGGCCACGAAAGCGGCACGGTATTCATAGGTATTTATCAGAACCGCAAGTTGAGCCTGACCCGGTTCGGTCATGTATTCGGGGGAGAGGTCATACAGGGAACGGAACAGGTCCCGTGGATGTGCGTTTCCATGCTGGGTGGCCCATTCCCGCAGCTTGGAGAACTTCTGAACCTTCAGGAACCCGACGAGCCTGCGGATTTCACCCTCAGAGACCACCGCCAGAGCGCCGGTATCGATGACCTTGTTCCGGACACTACCCTGAAGGACATTGATGATCTTTCTCCAGTCCGGAAAGAACCGGGTGATGATTTCGGCCACCACCTCGGGCTGGTACTTGACCCCCTCCAGCGACAGGATTTCGGTAATCCGGGCAAAGAAAGCCTCTGCCAGATACTCCCGCTCATCGACCGGAATCACCAGTTCCATCGGCGGGCAGCGGGAATGGATGGGCTCAATCAGCTTGGCCGGGTAGTTACAGGTCAGGATGAACCCGCAGTTCTTGGAGAACTCCTCGATGAAGCCCCGGAGGGCGGGCTGGGTGCTGTTGGGGTTGAGGTAGTCGGCTTCATCAATCAGCACATATTTACGCTTGCCGGTGAAGGACACCGATGAGGCATAGTCCTGAACATCGACCCGGAGGGTATCAATGTTCCCCTTCATGGAACCGTTGATGAAGTAATAGTCGGCCTTCATCTCGGTCAGCATGGCCTTGATGGCCGTAGTTTTACCGGTCCCGGGACCACCATGTAGGATCATGTTGGGGATAAAATCGGCCGCCACATAACCATGGAAGATTTCCTTCATGGCCTGTGGCAGAATGGCGTCCTCGATTTTCTGGGGGCGATACTTCTCGACCCACAATTTCTCATTCTTTACGATATCCATGTTTCCCTCAGTATTCCGGCCAGTCGATGTACGTACCATTCTTCCGCAGACCTTCGATGGTGCGCTGTACCGAACCAAAACCGACATTGTGTTCGTCCCAGCCGCCGTTCGATTCATCGAACCATTTTTTGAGACGGCGTTCGATTTCCTGCAAGATTTCTGCGTCTGTCATCAGAATGTTGAATCCTTGGCTTCGACCGCGATGATGTACGTTACATCATCTCCGATGAATTGTGTGATCATAATTTTGGAAATCTTCACAAGATAATTGCCGGGGAGAAGCTTCAGGTTCTCGACCTTCAGCACGACCTTGAACGGGGTCTCACCACCATTGAACTCACCGACATCCTCTGAGTAGGTCTCTGAGGTCGGCTTGTCCATGTTGCGGGTGGACATGGTGACCGTGCTACCATCACCCTCAAACACGATATGGGGCTGGGACAGCACACCGGCCGCCTTCAGCATGCTCTTGAGCATGTCACCAGAGACCGCGAACTCGACATCAGAGGACGGGAGGTCCCATGGCATGTCATCATCCGGCGACTTAATGTCAGAAGGATTGGCCGTGGAGTACAGGAGGGAACGACCACCCTCACCAATTTTGAGGAAGCTCTTCTCCAGCCGAATCGACGGGTCCTTGAACAGGGAGATTGCACCGAAGAACTTGTTCAATTCGTAGATGCCGAAGGTCGAATCAATCGTCTGTTCGATGGTCGCCTTGGCCAGAATCTTCCGTCCAATCGACACCGTGGTCAGTTCCTGACCGGGCTTGAACACGATAGACGGGTTAATTGAAGAGAAATTCTTCAGAATATTGAGCGACCGCTCGTTCAGCTTGATGCTCGCCATAAAAAAATCCCCTGATGTTAGACTAACTTGTCATACATCAGGGGCAGTTGTGGGTCAAGTCAATGATCAAAATTCTTAGAGATTATGATGGCAATATAAACCGCCAAAACCGCGAAACATAGGTTGCGCGACCAGCGCCGTCTCAACAGCCAGTAAAGCACTTACTCAAGATAATCCTGCAACTCAGGGAACTTATCAACGGTGAAACCAGACGCCATCAGGTCATGCTTCAACTCGATGAAGCCCAGATGGATTGTCTCGCCTACGTAACCGAACGCCTCGTGAAAGTAGTACCGCTTTCCATTGGCGTACATAATCAGCGCATCATTGCCCAGTAGTGTGGCCGAAACACTAACATTGAAGGTGGCCTCACCCTCCTTAGCAGCCGGTCGTGTCAGTGCCAGTTTGGTCACGTAGCGACCACCGATAAAGACAAACCCCAGAGCGGTGGGCCACCCATTGGGTGGCGTCATGTCGCTGAAGGGGATTGCCGTGACGTAGTTCTTGATCATTTTCCTGCCATCGGGAACGCGAGTTTCGGAGCGGCCCGCTTCTTATCGGAAGACTTGATTTCGTTCATCTTGCCGATATCTGCGGTGGCCGATGCGCCAATCTGGGCGAGGTCGGCCAGCGAACCCTCGAACACATAGGTACCGACATGCGACAGCTTCATCCATGGGCAGAACCAGACCTTGCCACCCATCTTCTGCACGTTGTAGCAGAACATGTAGTCTTCTGACAGATAGCGCTTGGAGACCGGCTCGATGATGCAATCGAAATAGGCCATGATTTCCCGGGTACCATCGAAAGCCTCTGTACGGACATGGTCCGGACGGTAGGACAGGTGCGGGAAGGTTTCCTTGTACTTGTCGAAGGTGGCGCGGCGAATCATCATGAAACCGGTGCCTGCTTCCAGCACCTCGACCGGCTGGTGAATCGGAATCGCACCACCATCACCCTTGGGGTTGAAGACGTAGTCGCCGATGTACTTGGCGAGGTCATTCGGGTTCTCATCACCGAAGCCCTTGTCAGCCGCCTGCTTGACCTTCTCCCATGAGATACACTTCTTGGGGTAGGGACCGGCCATGACATCATAGTCGCTATTATCCGACATCAGGGAGAGCATCACCAGTACGTCATCGGGATTGAAACCGATGTCGGAATCGATGAACATCAGATGGGTACATTCGCTGCGCAGGAACTCATCAACGCAGTAGTTACGTGCCCGGGTGATCAGTGATTCGTTGAAGAGGTAGTAGACTTGGAGCGCGATACCGTAAGTCGCACATCGGGCAGCAAGGTCCATGACAGACCGGCAGAACATACCCGAACACTGTCCGCCATACATCGGCGCAGCCAAGAAAATCTTTCGCTGGCGAAGCGTCTCCAAATCGATATTGACCTCAACATTAGCCATAGTCCCCCCTTTGTGGATTACTTCCCAGAATGTTCGTTGGAATGATTGAAGAGTTCGAAGATGGCGTAATGGATAACCTTCAGGAGGTCATCGCGGTTGTAGCCCTTCTTCTTGCCGTAGCGCGAACCGTACTTCAGAACGTTACCGATGTTGAAACCGGTGGCATGACCAGTGGCGATAATCAGGTCGAGCGACTGGATGTTATCCTCGCCGACATAGTGACCGCTGTAGGTGTTCGCGATGTACTGGCGAACTTCCTCAATGAGGGCCGGTTCGTTGTACTTGTAGGGGATGGGAAGGTCATCGGTGGGCGGTGACCCCGTAGCGACACCAGTGCTAACCGGTGGTACATAATCCAAGTCATATGCTGGTGCATTCGGTGGGGGGTCACGGTACGGGTCACGGGCGACATCAACCGCTGGGGTCGGCGCTTCATACTTCCCGGTCTGGGAATTGAACTCATAGAAGCCGGTGCCGTAATCAGCCTGCGCCGTACCAATCTTCCACTTACTCATCATACATCCATTTTATATTCCCGGTCACTCGGTCTCCGCTACTTCTTTTCAGGAGTAGATGACCGTAGTGCCCGGGAAATCCAGTGTATCACCCTAATCAGTGATATGATCATGCAGTCTTATATAGTCTCGACTTCAGTACATGCAAACGAAAATTGATCGTTTTATGCAACGTCATCGAACACGGAAACCCATGCCGGGACCGGCTTGTCCTCGACCTCTTCCACCCTAATATCCCAACGCGATGTGATGCCGTATTTCGGATGCGAGAACCACAGCGGTTGTGACGGGGGTGTCGGAGATACGTTCAGCTTGTTCTTGGCGTACTCACAGAAACCCTTGAGGGTGTTGGAGACGATGGCACGGGGCAGCCAAAGGGACTGATGGTAGTGACCCATGACGAGGGTGTCATAATCCTTGTTCGTAGTGGAGGCACGACCACGGGTCTTGAACTCACCGCGCATGATGGGACCGATGGCCCCGATGATACCATCACCACCATTCGCACCAATCATGTCACCATGGCAGAGCCAGTAGCGGTGATTGTATGATCGATATTGAACCTCATTCGCCGACCGGAAGTCAATGTTGATGCGGTCATCCTTCATATCGGCCAGCCGCCGCTTGGTGATGCCGTAAATCAGATAGTCCCAGTTCCGCTTGTGATACTTCTTGTACTCAGGCTTATGGGTGGTACGACCATGGTTACCACAGACAGCCGGTGCATAGACCTGACCGAAATGGTCAGCCATCGTTTGCAGACCCACCACCAGACGGTCAGAGACTCGCAGGGCACATTCCATCGGGGTATCTTCGTCGGTCTTTTGGAGTTCATCATGGATACCGCCAGAGACCATATCACCCACCAGATTGATGATGATACCCGGGTAGTTGCCCGGACCCTGTTCGTTACACAGGCTGATGGTCTTGGTCATCAGGTTATCGATGCGGCGGTCCATGACTTCGAAGTTATATTCATTGACGCCACCGACCGCGTCAAAGTCAACGACCTCACCACAGTGCCAGTCGGCCCATGCGGTGATGGGGGTTTCCGGTGTATCGACACCCCTCTTGGCTTTGTATTCATACAGCCACTTCGGGGGCTCTGATGCGGATGTCAGCAGACCATTCATGATTTCGCTGAGTTGGTCATCAACGAGTTGGTCCCGGTGGGTCTTCTTGAGTTCGCGGCGCAGACGGGTGATTTCGTCGGCCTGCATGAGGATTTTACGGTCCTTGGCGTCACCACCCAGCTTGTAGCTGCCAACGTCCTCGGCGGTCTCTGTGACTTCCGGAACGCCTTCTGTCGGCTCTGAGAACACGGCCCGCGCATCTTTGCTGTTGCGGGCGTACCAGCGACGTTTGGTGGCGTCGAGGCTCAGACCGACCTTCTTGGCGATATCGGCGAATTGCATACCCTTATTACGAAGGCGCACTACGGCGTCGATTTCCGACTGATTCACTAAAAAACTCCTTTTGCTTATATCGTATTTAGGATGTGTGCGCTCTTATGAGCGCTTTAACGCGCGTTCCCACTTGTTCAACGCTTGGTCGCGATGAAAGCGGTTGGCACGGTTGTAGTGCAGGATGCCGTCAAGATGATCGAATTCATGCTGGACGACACGAGCGGCAAGTCCACCAAACTTGCGGGTGATGAATGTCCCGTCATGGTGCTGGAAGCGCAGACGCACTTCATCGTAGCGCTTGACCTTGACCTTCATGCCCGGGAACGAGAGGCAACCTTCCTCGGCGATATGTTGGTCACCAGAGTAGTCCACGATTTTGGGATTGAAGCAGACAAACAGCGGCTCTGAACGGATGGCAAAAATCCGGAGTTCAACACCGACCTGAACGGCGGCGAGACCGACACCATTCTCCTCAATCATCTTCTGACCGAGTGCGAGGGCGAACTCGACCGGGTCGAACGGAGGTTGTTCGAAATTGAACGGGTCAGAAACCACCATCAATTCGTTCAAACGACTTGTCGGCTTAACCAGATTCATTTACCAATCCTACCATGAAACTTGGGACCATCTGTGTAGTTGCCGGGGAAGTAGTACCAGCAACAATTGTCCTTACCGACAGATGGCGAACCCTCAATCCACTTCAGCCGACCAATCGATACGATTTTCTCGCAGCCCTTGATCAGATGACCTGACTGTCGGGTATGCATCCAATCGGCATCGAACAGCAACCAAGTGGGTTTGAGTGTAGGTAAGTACTCAATCAAACTATGCAAGATTGGACGTGACCATGGCGGGTTAGTTATGATCATATCCGCGAACCTTAGATGCTCGTCCACCAGTTCGAGTGCGTTCAATATCGGGATGTTTTCATCATTGGGTTCGAGGTCACAGGAAAACGAACAGTAATGCCCATGCTTACGCAGATGTTTGATGAGACGCCCATCACCGGCACACGGCTCGGCAAAAGCCGTCCCCTCTGGGAGGTACGGCAGAAGCGGTACGACACCCGCATATGGGGTGAAGTACTTGTCCTGCGGTCGCTTGGTGAACTCTGAACGCTTACCCACGACCACCCGCCAGAAAATCCTCCATCGTCATATCCAGACACACTTGATTATGATCGAGAACGATTGAGATACAGGCTCGACCATACATATTGTCCTCCCTGACCAAGGAAATATGGCTGAGGTTCACGTACACCTCG